AACAAACCTAGACCGTACAAAAAAGAATATCAGCAACAGAAAGCCCGTGGTGAGCATGAGGATCGCATGGATCGTCAGCGTGCTCGCAATGAGATGGACAAGAAGGGCATCGACCGCAAGGGTAAGGACATCGACCACACCATTCCTTTATCCAAAGGTGGTACAAATGCTCCATCGAACTTAAAGTTGAAGGCCCCCAGTGCTAACAGATCTTTCAGTAGGAATAGCGACCACACGGTCAAAGTTAATAAACCCAAGAAAAAATGAGTCTTGATACTTACAAATGGCCAAGGCCACACGGGTACACTCCGTTCGCCCATCAAGTTCAGACTGCAGATTTCTTGACCAAGCACCGAAAGGCGTTCTGCTTTAACGAGCAAGGCACGGGTAAGACTGCGTCAGTTATTTGGGCAACCGACTACCTCATGAACCGAGGCATACTGAGACGAGTGCTGATTGTGTGCCCGCTCTCCGTGATGAAAGCCGCATGGCAAGAGGACTTGTTTAAGTTTGCTCTGCACCGTAGAGTGGACGTAGCGCATGGCAGTAAAGCTAAGCGCAAGCAAGTGATCCTTGGTGGAGCTGAATACGTCATCATTAACTTTGATGGGGTTGAGATTGTTAAGCACGACATCATGATGGGCGAGTTTGATCTAATCGTGGTGGATGAAGCGTCAGCGTACAAGAACCCATCGACTAACCGATGGAAAGCCATGCGGGATTTAGGCAAGCACATCAATGGTTTATGGATGTTGACTGGAACGCCAGCCGCCCAAAGTCCTGTGGATGCTTACGGATTGGCAAAGCTTGTGAACCCTGCGGGCGTACCCATGTTCTATGGCCAATTCAGAGACATGGTCATGGTAAAGGTCACTGATTTTAAATGGGCTCCCAAGCCCAACGCCGACAAGATTGTGCACCAAGTTCTGCAACCCGCAATTCGATTTGAGAAGGCTCAGTGTTTGGATCTACCGCCACTTACCTATGCTGACCGAGACGCACCTATGACTCCGCAGCAGAATGCGTACTACAAGAAACTTAAGAGTCAGATGCTTATCGAAGCAGCGGGGGAAGAAATCAGTGCCGTGAACGCCGCATCTAAGTTGACTAAACTACTACAGATTGCATGTGGCTCGGTGTACACAGACAATGGCGCAGTGATTGATTTTGACGCATCAAGCCGACTCAAAGTTGTCAAAGAGATCATCGAAGAGTCTAGCCACAAGGTGCTGATCTTTGTGCCGTTCACGCACACCATCGAAGTGTTAACAAAATACTTAAGCAAAAACGGAATTACAAACGATACGATTAATGGGGCAGTGAGCGCTAACCGACGAGCTGAGATAGTCAAAGAGTTCCAAACACGAACCGAACCTCAAGTGCTTGTCATTCAACCGCAAGCCGCATCTCATGGTTTAACCTTAACCGCCGCAAATACAATCGTATGGTATGCTCCGTGCACGAGTGTTGAAACATATCTGCAAGCCAATGCAAGGATAGATCGACCCGGGCAGAACAATCCTATGACGGTAGTACACATAAGAGGTAGCGCCGTTGAGAATCGTTTGTATCAAATGCTACGAAATAATATCGTAAACCACGAGAAAATAATTGATCTTTATCGTGAAGAAATATTAGAAGAAGACTTGACATTGTCAAATCAAGAAGTATAATAGCGTAACCAAAACAAAAAGGAACTAACTATGGACGACACTGTTCAGGATGAAAAACCCTCTGTTGATCGACTCGCACAAGTCTATATCAAGATGCGTGACAAAAGANACACGATGCGACACGAATGGGAAGACAAAGACAAAGCAATCGAATCTCAAATGAAACTCATTGAGCAAGANATGCTGGAGCTTTGTAAATCAATTAATGCTAATAGCATTGCAACTAATCATGGCACGATCATTCGCTCAGTTAAATCACGGTACTGGACGAATGATTGGGATTCTATGTATCACCTCATCAAAGAGAATGATGCGTTTGCCCTGCTTGAGAAACGAATTCATCAAACACATATGAAGGAGTTTATTCAAGAGAATCCCGATTTGATCCCTGCAGGTTTAAATGTAGAGAACGAGTTTACCGTAGTTGTTAGAAGACCAAAGGAATAACGATGTCTAATGTAGCTTTAATTAATCAAGAATTACCTGACTTTTTGCAATCAGCACCAGTCAGNGAACTAACAAAGAACCTAGCGGGTAAATCGGGTATCCCCCGTATTGTGCCCAAGAATGGAATCTTTCGTAAGATGCTCGGCACTGACGAGCAAGGCAAAGTCAAGGGCGATCTAGAAGTTGTGATTATCAACGCTTCACCAAAAGTGGGACGTATTTTCTATGCAAAGGCATGGAATCCTGAATCAGAACCAACATCTCCTGACTGTTTTTCCAACGATGGCCAAGTACCTGATAAGGGTGCGAGCAATCCACAAGCTGACCGTTGCGACTCATGCCCAAATAACATCAAAGGTTCGGGTCAAGGCACATCCAAAGCTTGCAGATACTCCCGTCGTATNGCCGTNGTACTTGAAGAAGATTTTGGTACTTCACTAGAAGGCCGAGTCTATCAAATGAACCTAGCCTCTAAGTCTTTATTCGGAGACTCAGTTGGTGATAATAAGTTTGTATTTGAAGAGTACACCAAGCATTTGGCCAACAACGGCAAGAGCATTGAGCACGTTGTCACTTCATTAAGTTTCAATGAGAACAATGACAATCAATCTATTTTGTTTACGCCTATGCGCTATATCACTAAAGATATTCACGCAGTCACAAGTAAAGTGTCACAGCGCCCTGAAGTGCAGAAGATGGTTGTTATGACTCCATACGAAGCACAGATGAGCACAACTAAAGTATTGCCCAAGCCTACACCAAAAGTTGAAGCTGAAGCCGTAGCAGAACCAGTCAAGCGTCCAAAAGCTGAAGCCCCTGTGGTTGCACCTAAAAAAGATTTGGACGATGTTCTCAAAGAATGGAGCGAAGAGTAAATGAGAAGCTATGGCTACAGTCAACGTTTAATTGAAGTGAACAAATTAGCGGATGATTCGTTGGGTGTAGCCCTTGGCCGTTTATGTATTGAACGGGATATATCGGTTAATCGTGTTTCTAAGTATCTTGGTGTGAGTCGTGCTACGATTTACAATTGGTTTTGGGGTTCAACAATCCCTGCNAAGAAACATGAAGAGTCNATTGTCGCGTTCATACGTCAGCACAAGAAACGNAAGTAATCATGTTTGATCTACTGGATGCTGTTCTACCAGCAGAGGGTAGGTACTGCGTGTTTGGTCTGGGTAAATTTCCAGACCAGCGCTTCTGTGATACACGTGCTGAAGTCGATGCAATAGCCCAAGAGTTTGTTAACAATAAAGTCAATGCGTTCTATGGTTGCGCTAAGTATGGGGACGAACACAATCGAACCCATGCGAATGCTAAATACTTTAGAGCACTTTGGATTGATGTTGACTGCGGTGAGGCTAAAGCGGCTGAAGGTAAGGGCTATATCACACAAGCAGAAGGACTCAAGAAGTTCAAGGAATTCTGCAAAGCAACTAACCTACCTGCACCAATCATTGTGGATTCGGGCTACGGCATTCATGCCTACTGGCTACTCGAAGAAACAATTGAACGCATGGAGTGGGAAGCGTTGGCCGACAGGCTACACGAGCTATGCAAAGAGAATGAATTCATTGTTGACCCTGCTGTTTTNGAAGCATCCCGAGTACTTAGGATACCCGGAACTTTTAACTTTAANGGTGCTGAACCTGTTGAAGTAAGAGTAATCAACGAAGTCTCTAAGCGTATGACCTACGCTGAGATGAAAGAGCTACTCGGCGCACCCGAGCCTAAAGAAAAAGCACCTGACTTTATACCCAAAGGGTTGAGCCCCTTGATGAGTCAGTTGGTATCGAACAAGGTCAAGCGATTCAGCACGATCATGATGAAGTCGGTGAAGGGCGAGGGCTGTGCCCAACTACTGCACTGCTACCAGAATCAAGACACGATTGAATACAACCTTTGGCGCAGCGCGTTATCTATTGCAGCTTTTTGCGTAGACAGAGACACGGCCATCCACAAGATGTCCAAGAATCACCCCGACTATGAAGAACGGGAAACCGAGCGCAAGGCAGATAACCTAGTCAAGACAGGTGCACCGCACCACTGCTTAACATTTGAAAAGAACAATAAAGGATTTTGTGATGGATGCGTACACCAAGGAAAGATTAAGTCGCCTATTGTATTGGGCGAAGAAATTGCTCAAGCTGATGATGAAGATAATACCGTCGAAGTGGAAGACGAAGAAGGAATTGTAGAAACACATCAAATCCCTGAATTTCCATTCCCATTTTTCCGTGGCAAGAATGGTGGCGTGTACCGCAAGGATGAGGATGACGATGCCATCCAAGTATACGAGCATGACTTGTATGTATTGAAACGGTTAATTGACCCCGATGCGGGCGAGGTGGCTTTGATCAAACTGCACCTACCAAGAGATGGGGTAAAAGAGTTTGTTGTGCCGTTGACTGCGATCACGGTAAAAGAAGAATTGAGAAAAACATTGGCGCACTATGGTGTGGTTTTGTTTACTAAACAACTAGAACATGTATACGTGTACATGATGACATTTATTAAAAACATGCAAGTAGAAAGAAAGGCAGATATTATGCGGACACAATTTGGTTGGGCTGACAGTGACAGTAAGTTCATCATAGGCGAGCGGGAGATTACTAAGGATGGCGTGTTTTATAGNCCTCCNTCACAAGCAACAAGGGGAATCGTAGAGCATATCCATACCAAAGGCACACTTGAGAAGTGGAAAGAAGTATTNAACATGTACGCACTGGCTGGACTTGAGCCTCATGCGTTTGCGGCACTCACTGCGTTTGGTTCNCCACTCTTGAAGTTTACAGGTATGAGCGGAGCCATTATTAACTTGATTCATGAGAAGTCAGGTTCAGGCAAGTCAACGGCTTTGTTTATGTGTAACAGCGTATATGGACACCCCGTTAAGCTGGCGTCCCAGTGGAAGGATACGCCCCAGTCTAAGATGCACCGACTCGGTGTGATGAACAACTTGTCCAACACAATTGACGAGATTACAAACACATCACCTGCAGAGTTCTCTGACTTGGCCTATGGTATATCGCAGGGTCGTGGCAAGGACAAAATGAAAGCGCAGACCAACGAGATGCGGGTCAACAACACATCATGGAACAACATGACTCTGTGCTCATCCAACGCCAGCTTCTATCAAAAACTTGGTGCGCTAAAGAATACGCCCGATGGCGAGTCNATGCGTCTAATCGAGTACAAGATTGAACCATCTAATATTATTGATGTAGCCGTCGGCAAGCAAATGTTTGATCANCAACTACGGGAAAACTATGGCCATGCAGGTGAAATCTACGCNCAGTGGCTTGTNAATAACTTAGAAGAAGCTAAAGAGCTAATCCGCCATATCCAAGCTAGGATCGACAAAGAAGTTCAATTCACTGCACGAGAGCGGTTCTGGTCGGCAGTCTGTGCTTGTAACATTGCAGGTGGGCTGATCGCCAAAAAGCTTGGGCTACATGACTTCGACATGAAAACGATCTACAAGTGGCTGGTCAAGATGCTCAGCGAAATGCGCGAAGACGTGAAACCTCCAATTGATATGCCTTTTACAGTAGTAGGAGACTATATCAACTTACATACCATGAATACTTTGGTTGTGAATGGCGAAGTAGACTCAAGAAGCGGGCTAGATTCTGCACCGATATTGGAGCCAAAAGGTGAGTTACTGATACGCTACGAGCCTGATAACAAAGTGCTTTACATGGTGGCTAAGCCGTTCAAAGACTATTGCGTTAAGAACCAAATTAACCACAAAGAATTACTTGTGAAGCTAAAAGAGTTGAAATTGTACAAAGAAACTATAAATAAACGTATGGCCAAGGGCATGAAGTTTGTGTCCCCTGCGGTGCGTGTATTGATGTTTGACGCTTCCACATCCGAGTTCTTACAGATCGAAGCCAATGAAAATCGAGAGAGTGAGTTATCAGATTAATTGGAAGAAGTTTAGGAAAGGTTCTTCTTTCTTCATTCCCTGTATCGACATTTCCGCTGCCCGTGAAACATTACACAAAGTTACAAAACGGCTGAAGATTGATGTGGTGTCCCAATGTGTGGTGCAGGAGGGCATAAAGGGGTTGCGGGTTTGGCGTGTTTGANCTANAATTCATTCATCAGCTTCCCGCAGTTGCTGATCTCCTGAGAAAGTTAGTTCCTTTCTTTGCACTTTAAACCCCGCCTACGTGCGGGGCTTTTTTATGGCTTAGCCGCTTCTCGCTCTAGTTG